AGTCGATGCAGAGATTGATCCCAATAGCCCGCCCGAATGACGTAAACAGGAGTTCGTTTTCGCGGACGGTCCCGAGCGCGGGCAGACCAGTTAAATGGCATGACCTTGCCAAGATCGACTACGAGGATCTTGGCTTCGTAGCCATCTCGCATCCCAATGTATGCGACATCTCCGTCAACCCGGTACACATTGGGCGGCGCTTTGACGGGCATGCTTCCTCCGAATCCGCTGCCAGGCAAATAAGGCGATGGCAAGAGCCAAACCTATGGCCTGTATACGATGGTCGGCTTGTAGCATAAGCCCTATTGGTGCAAAGATGGGCCCCTCGTCATAGATAAGGTCTATGGATGAAGTGCTAATAGAGCCTCCACCGCCCACATAGAGGTTGTCGATACCCCAGCCGTTCTGGACGTACTTCCCGTTCTGGCCGGTGCCGCTCGTGATGCTACTTGAATCGTAGACGGCGGGTGACGTGGTGACTTCTGTATAACCCGACGGCGTCGCACCATTCGAGCCAGAGTCAACACCGAGATTGGTCGTTGGCTGCACATAGGAGCCGGAATTGACGGCCTTGTACCAGTTGTGCAGGCCAGTGGCCGCGGCACCTGAGAGCTGGATATTTCGGTTGGACAGATGAGTGGTGGGTGATCCTGCAACCGTGACCTGTAGGCTGTACCAGTAATCCCAGGAGAAGTGTGTGCCAGTTGACGTAGGTACGGGGACCGTCGTAGTCCCGTCCTCGCTACGGCCGATAGTCACGCCACCTTCGGCTGAGGCGACGGTCGTGCCGTGCCCGCTCGTGAGCACCCCGCTGTCGCGGTAGCCGAGAACTGTTGCTGCTGTCATGGGTACGCCTCTCTCATTCGATGACTGACCCGAGCCATCGCTCAGTCGCACCATAGGTCATTGGGTCTTGCCGTGCCTCGATCTTAATCGTCAGCCCAGGTAAGACCACGATGTCGGCGATATGCACGTCGATGGGCGTACCAGAAACGATGGACGGATCGATGAAGTCAACCACCCAGCGGCTATGTGCCTCGACCCTGTCGACGTATTCGCCAAGTTCCGCCGGCATCCGGTACGGACTGACGTGTGTTGGAACATCTGTCGCGTAGGCCACCGGCACCAGGGTGTGGCCGCCCATATTGTCCTGCGTGCTGGACGGGCGCTGCAGTGTGGCGCGGTCTTTGAGAAATCTTGATGCGCGGCGAGCCGCATGGTCCTGATGTGGAAGCGTCATAGCATCCGCAAGCCATTGGCAAGCCTGAATGTCGATGCCCTGTTCGCCTCGAACGGATTGAGTCCGAGCAGGACGTCCACAATCTCGTCACCACGGTTCATGAGGATGGAACCCAGCATCATCCAATCGACCTGATTGGACATGCTGCGTGAGTCCCCGAACTGCTCCATGGTGTAGCGCGAGAGCTGCGGGCTCAGCATCGCCGCCAGGTAGTAGATGCAGGCGTTCTTGCTCTCCTGCGACGTCAGGTCCACCGCAGGATTTGCGCCTGCAACCCGCGTGAGAAAGCGGTTCTCCGCCTCACCCTGGAAGATGGAGAGCTCAATGGTAGCGTCGGGCAGCACCGTGGCATCAAGTTCGATGTCCAGTGCTGCCCGAACGGCAGCCCAATCAGAGGTATCGAGGATAGGAGGCATTTATCTCCGTCTGGTTCTCGTCGGTTCGGAGGCTTCTTCCTCCTCTTCCTCTTCCTCTTCTTCGTCGTCCAGTGTCACCTCTTCAGTGCGAATCGGTGACGTGTCGTCGGGGCCATCGCACTGCTCAATCTGACGCAGTGAAATCTGCGCGTCGACCATGGGCGTTCGAGCTACGAGCACGGGAGTAGGCCCACAGACAAACACCTCGTTCGTTGCACCGGGATGCTGCTTGTGGCGCTCGTACAGGCCGATGCGATAGCCACCGTCATGCATCTGGCGGGCAGTCCCACGGACCCATATCTTCGAGTAGGTCTTCTCCCGTTTCCTTCGCTCTGCCATATACCCTCCTTCAGAGATGTGTGGCTAGGTCAATGCGCCGGTCGTCGTGATGGTCACGAACAGGCCGGTCCCAGCGGTGCCGGAGCCGATCTGATCGATATCCACCGTGATGCGGTCTCCGGCTGTCAGTGCCACGATATCAGGCAGCGTGGTCGAACTGGCGTGCGCCGAGGTCGCAATCGTCGGCCGGTTGCCCTGCGTCGTGAACACCGTGGTGCCGTTCTGATTGACATCAATGATGAAACTCGACGTCGTCGGAGCCGTCTCCAGATAGGCGCGGATGTCGACGATCGTCTCGTTCTTACCAATCAGAAACGCGAGCTTCTCTACTCCGGTCGTCTGCGCACCGGCAATGTAGAAGCAGTGGTCAATCTGGCCCGAGACAAGGCCGCCGGCATTGGCAGCAAGTGCCGCTGCAGGAACGGTCCCGTCCTTGATCTGTGCGCCGTCGAACTTCACGCCAAGGATGAGTTCATCCAGGTTCGTGACCCTCGACGTCTGTGGTGTCGTCATGAAGCCTCCTCCTTACGAGTGGCCGCTATGCGTTGACGTTGAGGGTCTTGACGGCGAACTGATCGAAGACGTCGTAGCCCTCAACCTCTGAGAGGGTGATGACCTGCGTCTGCCGCTTGATCCACTTATCGACTTCGCTGATCTCGCTGCCGATTTCGACCACACGCTCAATCGCCCACTGGCGGTCGAACCCGATGATCTTGAGCGACGGCGCCGCAGTGGTATGGCCGACGCGAACACTATCAGCCAAGCCAGGATTGATTGGAGCAAATGAGCCGTAGGTGCTTGCCGGCAGGAATGCCAGCGGGATATTGGCGCTGCCAGCGTTCAGAAGCTCCAACTGCAGGTAGACGTCATCCTGGACGATGGCATGGGTGATGCTGTACGGATTGACGAACTTCAGCTTGAACGCGAGCCAGGCCTTGAGGGTCAAGGTGCCCGCAGTCGCGCCAGTATCGAGCGCGGTCAAGTTGTAATTCGTCGCGGCCGTATTGGCGTTGCCGTCACCGTTCAGCATGATGTCGAGAATGGCGGCCAGCTTATTGATCTCGGTCCGAAGGGCGATACGTGCCAGGTGGAGCGCCACGAGGTCGATTCGGCGGCGCCGCATCTCTTCGTAGGTGAGCTCAATGGCCCTGCCGTATTTCTTCAGCCTGATGGTGTGGTCACCGCCGGTCAGCTTCGCCGTCGGGAGATCGGTTCCTTCAGGAACGCGGACCAGTGTCTCCTGGTCTGCCGCGTCCGTCAGGTAGAAGGCTCGGTAGTCCTGGCCTTCAATCGGGCTCGTGATGGCGATCACTTCGCTGATCGGGATGGCCGGCTGAAGCTGGAAGTATCGCGCCTGCGCCGCGTCGACGTAGGGGCGCATGACGGACCCTGGCGGGAACTGGTCAGACGTGTATATGGCGCGTTGACCGCCATACTTCACACGCCGAGCGACCCGTGCTGCCCATTCAGGGACCATAGCGCGAGCGTTGGGGTCTTTCTCGAAGGCTTCGTAGGGGGAAGCCCACCGGCCGCTCTCATAGTCCGGGTTCTGGATGATGCCAGCAACCCGCATCATGCGGCTGAAGGCGTCGAGCCCGTCTTCGGTCGGGTCTTCGTCCTCGAGGAAGGCCGAGAGGCTCTGGCCGGAGTTATACGCCTCGCGATACAGACGGCCGTCGTGCATTCGCTCGAACAGGTCGCCGACACTCGTGCGCATTGCATCGAGTGGCCCGGCCCGGTGCTGGTCTTCTCTTAGAGCTACCACTATGTTCTCCCTTCAGGCCGTTAGGCCATTCGATTCGCCTGCTTTAGTCGAGGTCGACGATAACGGCAGTCGTGTCGTCGTTATCAACGATGCGGCCGCGGCACAGGCCAAGTTCTCCAGCCGTGCCGGTCGCAACCTCGCGGATATACCCACGGGCAGATGACAGCAGCGCTCCGACGATGGCCTTACCAAACGTAAGACTTGCGCCGGTCCCTGCGGGCAGTTTCGTGTAGCCGCCCGTCTGGACGCTGCAGAACCCATCAGCCTCCACGGACTGCAGCCGGCCATAGACGGCTTTCCCGTCTTCAGCCAGTGCGACCGTTCGGTCGTCGACCAATTCCACGGCCAGGTCAACCATGGCGCTTCCACGAGCCAGCGTTGCATCGTAGGTGATGGTGCTGGCGTCGATGGTGGACGGTGTGTATTCGGCGTGCATTTCGCCGTAGTCGATGACAGCTCTCGGATCAGACATTTCTCGTTACCTCCTCTTATTCCAGTTAGACCCGGTAGGCGAAGTCGGGCACGGTCCGCTTCTTCGGTGGCTCGCCTTCCTGCCGAAGCTCAGTCTGCCTGCCGCCGAGTGCAGTGCCGTTCCCCTTCAGGAAGGCATTGGCGGCAGTGCGCCAGTCATCCCGCATCTGCTTGATGACCGGAATTGTCGAAGCCTCGAGCACCGCCCGATAGGTCTCGGCCTTGAAGTCGTTGCCGTGCGCTCGCACGCCCTCTTCAATAGCCTCGTCGATCAGGTCGGACCGATAGGCTCGGCCATCGTCTGCCAGCGGACGAAGTCGCGTCAGATCGTTACCCATGGCGCGAATCGCGGCCACAGGCTCGAGCGTGGCGTAATCTCCACCGGCCTCGCTGATGACAGTTCGGATGGCATCTTCGGGAATCCCGACGACAACCGAACCTGCTGTTACGGCTTCCTGCCGCTCATCCATATCCCCCATCTCCTTCACCTCCTCAGTGGTGTCGACTCCGGCGAAGCGACGGGGGGCAAGGGCCGGCAGTCGGACGCGGTAGCGATTCGCCATGAATCGCAACGACGTGGGCCCGAGGCGCTCCAATAGCTCCTCGTGAGCCTTGAGAATCATGGCGCCCGGTGTGGCACCGTCGTAGACGCAACTTGTTTCGGAGAGCCTGGCGTCATGAATCCACCCGAAGGCAGCCTCGCCATCGGCTCCGTTCGCAAGGCTGTAGACACCGCCGAACATGACGGCGATGTGCTCGCAGTGGTCAAACATGCCAGTGGATTCGTGCCCACACTCTGAGCAGCGAATCGAGCCGCCATAGAACCCGACCGAAACGTCGCGGACGATACCGGAGCGCATGCCGCGGATGAGGTCGTTCGTGTTGACGCCATTGAGGGTCAGGTCGGGAATCGTATAGAAGGTCGCATCGGTGCGCTTGCCGCCCTGGCTGCGCCCATCGTGATACTGGCCGTCGATGCTCTGGCCGAACCCGAGCTCGCGGTGGTTGTGGCTGTTCTGGAAGCTAACTCCAGTCCTGGCATCCTCGGCGAAGTTCCGGAGCGTTGAGTCGTGCATCTGCGTGTCATAGGTGTCGCGATGCTGATTGCTGATTTCCGCTCGCCAGATGTACGGCGGTGAATCCTCGAAGATTGATGGGTCCGGCGCCCTGCTCATCGCCATGGCGGTCATCTCGGGCGACTGGTTCATCCCGCGCACGTAGGCGGGAATGGCCATGCGGACTTCTTCGGACTCTTCGAAGGATTCGCTGATAGCAGATTTGCCACCACCTTCGCCGAACTTGCTCTGGTAGGACTTCATATGTCCCATTGCGGTGTCCTTCTGCGCCTGGCTAGGGCCATTGGTATCCGGGATACGGCGCACGCAGGCGTCGACGCCGCCCTTGCGGGCCTTGAGCGTGCCGCCCGTGACCTGTGCAAAGGCATCCTTGTAGGAACCGCGCAGCTTCGGCGCCGCGGAGTCCTGGAAGTTGAACCCGCGCTTGGCTTTCGCCGGGTCGAAGTCGGTGCCGCCGGCCCACTCGAAGATGCTGTTCTCAGCAGCGCCGCCGTCCCATCCGTCTCCATTGTCGAGAGGCAACCCTTGGTCGCCCGTTACTGTCCAGGCCATGGCTATACCTCCCGTCCCCAGACGATCCCGCTGACCGAGCCTGATGCGGTCACGTCCAGCTGGAGCGTGTCGTTATTTGCCCCTGGCGCAATGCCGCCACCGAGATTCGGGCCCGCGATGCCGATGAGTGCAGCCATGGTCGGCGTGCGGGCAAACTCTGTATGGCTGCTGCCGTACTTCAGAATCACGGAGCCGGCGACGCTCAGCGACAACTGCCAGCCCATGATGACGAACTTCTTGCCCGATGTCGGCGTCCAGATAGCAGCAGACGGTGTGTTCGCGGTGACGGCCAGGGCTGCAATCGTCTTCAGCACCGTCGGAGTCGCCTGCGCCACGGTAGCGTCCAGCGCGAGGTTGGTCGGCGAGAGCGTCACGCTGCCGATGGTCGCGCCGTTGTACTCGCTGTAGGTGCCATCTCCGTTGTCATGGAGAAGGACGCGGAAGTTGCCGTCAATGTCAGTGCGGCGAACCGAGATATCAGCCATGCGGCTGCTCCTGTTGAGTCCCAAATGGCGCACCGAGCTTCTCGAGCTCTCGCGCATCCTCGAAAGCCTGGAGGTAGTTGGTATAGATGACAAGGAAATCAGCGAGGTCGAGCCACGGCAGCTTCGCCCATTCCGTCGGCGGCAGACGGTGTCGCATCACGTATAGCTGCGCATCAACGAGCTGGCCGTGGGCCGCGGCGA